AGCTGGAAAGGTTCGGCTTTTCTGGGATTCAACAGGATCCTGGTATCTAGTCCAACCGTAGCCGAAGGCAACACTATATGCTGCCTGAGCTATGCCCGATCTGTTTACGAGGGTTACCGCTTCCTTAATCGGTAACCACAGATCATCGTTATCCCCCTGGCCTTTACCTTTAGCCCGAATTCCAAAGATAGGCCCAGGGGCCCTAAGCGCCTTACAATTTGCTGAAAAGCGAAAGGCATGTTCCCAACAACTGCGGTCCCGAGAGCACGGACTGCAGACGGTGAATCTCTTCTTAACATCCTGAAGCTTCTGTACGAGATTCTCCAATTCGGCCTCCCGATGTACGCCCTTACATTCGAATTTTCTTTTCTTAGGGCGCCCATAAAATTCGGCAAACTCTGCTGAATGTTTAGGGGTCTTGAGGATAAACATCGGAGCCCTGAGGCTGAATTTATTAAGGATTGTTTGGACTTTGTAGGCTGTTTCTCTGGGTCGGCGACACCTTGGCTCACAGTGATCCTTCACTGTTGTCCCGGGGTATTTCATCTCCAGTACGGTCGCGTCCCTAAAGGGAAAATAGGCTCTATAAATCAGTGAGAGTCTATACGCCGCATACTTGAAGGCTTCTTCGGGAGTCTTCCAAGTTCTAGAGTAACCAGCGGGTGGAGCAGCCTTCTCCCTCATAAGGAGAGGCAGACCTTTGGAATAATTCGTTATCCATGGGGTCTCTGACTCATACGCCTGCCTAAGGTATCCTCTAGCCGCGTCCATGTACCGATCGGGTTCATGGACAGTCCAACAATCCGTAACATCACGGTTGGGATCATAATAACGATCAGGACGGTTCACCATTCCGAAGATAGCTCTCCGCGTCTTGATCGTGTAGCCTTTCGCCAACAGGTCCTTCTTACGCCTTGGCGGTAGCCCAAAACCACCAAACTCCCTCGGTAGGGATGGTTCAGTAAAGCCCCACTCTACGGCTCTTTTGTAGATGTGAGGCAAACAGTATTGAACTATTGCCGAAGCCAGGAAAGTTCGGAGTCTGCTACAGGCAGCTCCAAGCTTCGACCACCAAGGCTGGGTTTCTACTTTAGGGACTCCTCCCCCAAAGACACCTCCCGTAGAGGCCCCAGTAAGAGGTCGGATCTGGAAGTACGTCGTCCACCGTTTAAATACGATAAGACTAGTACGGGCTGACAGACCGACCGTCCTGTGAACAGGTTTTTTGTAAGACCCACCTAAGAACCCGCTGTCATACGAAAGCACCGGGAACTCCTCCAACACATCGCGTTTCACCGATTTCCAAGGTACCTTGCTACCGGCGATGTGAGACACTTCGAATATCTCCTCGGTAAATACACCGAAACGGGGCGATTCATAGTGTTTCCCTAGAGACAACCTTCCTCCGCAACTGGTAATGACTGTTCGGTAGGATCTCGCCATGATCGGTGAGAACAGCCCTACAAGATCGTCGCCACAAATGGAGAAGGGTTCGCATCTAGGAGGAGTAGACTTAAATTCTTTGTATGACAGGCGTCGAGCTCTATTCACTTGCCAAAGGTGAATTAGAGATAAAGAAAGCCAAGTTGTGGGAAGGCCCATCAATATACCACGGCGCCCTAAGAC